ACTTGTCCAATTTGATCAATAATTTGTGTACGCATGTCAACTAGACTGTTAGGATATACTTGGTATATTGGGCCGTCAATGTCATTAACAGTGTACGGTAAATCTACCACTTTACTCACACTAACTCCTTCGTTGTTGACCAAATTATCAATGACCTGACTATAGACTACTTCGTAAATTACCTTGCCGTTGTCGTCTAACGCACGAGCAACTTTAATTTCACCCAAGGTTAAATTTTTCCAATAGTGATTGAGATTCATAGCCTCTACGTAGGCGTCTAAATTATCAGCTGTAAGTCCAAAAGCATGTTGATAGATTGCTCGGTTGGCTACGCCAAAATTAGGATCATCATTGCGATAGATTAAACTAGGAGGAAATATGTTACTGTTTTGTAACAGGTCGTTCAGCACAGCACGATCATTATCAGGAGGCATGGCCTGTATGTAGAGATTATTGTAGGGTTGGTCAAATGCTCTTAAGATCCGTATCGAAAAAGTATTATTAACACTGACCAGGCCATTACTACTATAAGCAACAACTGTAAATGTTTTAGTCAGATCAAATGTTGTTTCAGATCCTACACCAGTGGTTGGGTCGCTGTTGGGATTGCGGTAAGGGTCGGTTAAACGATCAAATGTTGTAGTCCCGTTGTCCAGGGCAAAGGTTTCAAAGGCAACACGCCCTACAATATTTCCAGAAGGTCTTAATTGTAATCCTTGCGGTAATTGACTATCACTACCGGACAATAATTTGTATTGCAGTGGTAACCCAGATTTATTTTTGGCTGCCACATAAAATGTGCTGGTTCCGCCGTTGGTAATTGTGCCTAGGAAATCAGGCACCAACCAAGTTGTGTCGGCGCTGACCGATCCTGTTATGGTTAGATTATAAGTATAGGCCTTGCTGATAATATTAGGACTGCCAGTTTTGTAAACTCGAACATTAAATGTATATTTGGTAATACTAAGACCGCTGGCAGGAATAAATCCGTACAACCATCCAGAGTTAGGATCTAAGGTTAGACCAGGCGGTGGAGAATCAATAGTAAATTTAAATGGATCAGCATCTAAATCTTCTCCGTCAAATTGGTAAGCAAAGAAATTATCACTACGCACAGTGCCCAGGCTACCGGCTGGTGTTAGGATCACTGGTGTACGTTGGTTAATAGTGTCAGCTGTGATATTGGTATTGTCGGCTGTGATTAACGTGGTGTCGGCTGTCATAATGTTACGACTGTAGACAAATATATTAAAAGTTCTTAATACACTGTCTTGCCCGTTGGTTAATTTTAAAGTAAATTGGTAAGTTAGGCTAGAACTGTTGGTACTAAAATCAAAAGCATAGGCGTCAAATCCTTGACCATTTACACTGTATCCGGCTGTTCCACCTGGAGTCACATTGGGAAGTATCACTCCAGATATCACTCCATCCGGTGTGATTGTTAGTCCAGGCGGCAAGGCTCCTGCCACTACAGATAATTTGTTTACAGCATAAACATCAGGATTATATGTTTTTATTTGTAGATCAAAAATTTGATCACCGTCAATATAAGTTGCTATACAACCGGGTGGTGTTATAAAGCTAGGAGTATTTTGCGGGCTAACTGTGATGGTAAAGGTACGGTCAGCAATAGCAGTACCGGTATATGCCCGTACAGCAAATTTGCTGGTAGTATCAACAGGAACAGGCGCAGCAACACCTTCTACTTTTGCAGTGGCATTTGCAAGCCCAGATAAAATGCCAAATTCATTAATTATAATACCGTTTGGTAATTGTCCAGCAATGACTTGATATTTTACCACAGCGCCAACCGACGACGCAGTCAAAGGCACACTGTAAAACACACCCTCTGGTATGGTTCCTAAGCTACCGGCCGGCGTTTCCCAAACAAGTTGAGTCATGAGTTTAAACTCTTCCGACTACAATCTCTATTGTGCCAATTTCGCCTGCAAAATCTTCAAGAGCTTTGCCAATTACTGTACCTACCGCAGGTGCTGATTCTGCTCTAGCACGCCCGTTGCCAGCAGCAACCATAAGTGCGCCTTTGGTTACAGTTCCTTCAACATGGCATGGCACACGTCCCATCAAGGCCACAGCCGTCACGTGTTCACCCGATAATCCAGAATTCATATCATAAGCTGGGTTGGTACTGACCACGCCAGCCACACGTGGATCTGAATCAACCACTGTCATTGTGACTTCTTGGTTGCCACCAAACGAAACCACGGTTCCGGGCTCATATGCGGCATCGCCTAGATAACGTTCGGCCAAGTCCGCATACAACGCAGTCGATGCCACAGCAAATACTGTGTTAAATGGTTTAACTTCACTACCAATATTGCCTACTGCACTGCCACCACCGTTGACAATAGCAGTAATAGCATTACCACTGTTGACTGTAAGAATACCAGCTGTAGTTAAATTACCACCTCTGACATTGCCGGAGGCACTAAAGACATTGCCAAGATGCAAATTACCATACACGTTGCCTAATGCACTGATATAAGTACCAGAAATTATGTTACCACCAGAGCTATAACTACCAATGGTTACAATATTACCGGCTGATACATTTCCGTCGGTGTATACATCACCACTTGCAGAAATATTACCAGTCACTAACACATCTACCGTTGCTTCACCACCAATAATGATATTACCAGCAACTGATATAATTCCGCCGGCTAAGATATCCCCGGTGGCACTAACTGTGTCAGTAACCATGGAACCTATGTCTGATGATGTGGCCTGTATGTTTCCAGCTTGTATTCCACCACTTACACTTATATTAACAAAGTTACCTGTACCAATATTTGCTGTAATTGCAGTGGTTGTAGTGGTGTTGGTATTACCAAAGAAATAAGAAGAATAAACATTACCATACACACTAAGACTCTTGGTAGAGTTAATATTACCTGCCGCTAAATTACCGGTAATACTGATAGAACTGCCCGAAATAAATCCAGCACTAACATTGCCGCCGCATTCTAAATTGCCGGCTGCATATATTTTGCCACCAGAGTATATATTGCCAGCCGACGAAGTTAATCCGCCTGTTAGAAGATTGCCGCCAGTGATATTGGCGGTAGTAGTTACGGTACCAATTGTAGAAATTGGCGCAGCATTGCCACTGGCCAACCAACTTGCTACCAAAGCGTTGGCATAGCTGGTGATACCGCTTAGGAAATAACCGTTACCAAAATGGTAAGCACCAGTAATGTTACCTGTGGCGCTGACATTGCCTGTAATACTAATAGATAAACTATTACCACTGGCCATGTATGAAGCCACGTTGGCATTGCTATAACTACTGATAATGCCAGTTAGTTGACTACCGTTACCAATGAACGCACCGCCAAACACATTACCAGTTGCAGTGATATTACCAGTGGTATTAAAATTACCACCACGTATGTTGCCAGTAGCACTTACTGTGGTGCCAACTGATAAGCTGTTGCCAACAATGCTACCACTGGCACTGATGTTTCCAGCGTATACATTACCACCGGCGCTGACATTGGCACTTGCAATTACGTTTACACCTGTAAGAGTTCCTCCGCCGCCTACTGCAACTGGAATGCCGCCTGGCGTAGTTCCGTCGCCAACATATACTTGATTAGAATCTGTTGTATAAATCAATTCACCTATTACAGGTGTTATGTTGGACAGTTGTGCGGCAGTACCGCGTCTAATTTGCAAACTCATTTAATTCTCCTAGAATATTGTTCCGATGTCTATGCTTAAAGCTGTGGGTGCCGTAATGGTTCCCATGTTCACGTTACCTGCAGATGTCTGGGCAAAAATCCATTGTGTTGGATTGCTGTAAGTATTGGCCGCTATGTATCCAAAATCCCAGGTGCCATAGGCAGTGTTTACGTTGTTAACTAATCCCAACATCTGACCTTGCACGGTTCCGTTGATACGATGTTGATAATTAACTGTGAGATTACCGGCTATGTTGGTAGTGCCGTCAACAATAACATTGCCGGCCACGGATAATGAGCTACCAGATAATTGACCGCTGTAGGTCGGCAGGTAGTTGGCCACATTGGCATTACTGTAACTTTGCGGTAGACCAGTTAACTGACTACCATTACCAAGGATATAAGTGGCTGTGATATTGCCAGCAACACTTGCGTCATACTTTACAACTAAATTGCCCGAGGATACGTTTCCATCATATGTTGCTATGTAGTTGGCAACGTTGCTATTACCATATTCAGGCAAGCCAGTTAGTTGACTACCGTTACCAAAAAAGTAAGTGCCCATCACATTGCCCAACGCACTGACGTTGGCCGTAGCAACTACATACTCACCTATTACAGATTCTGTGGCCCTTGCTGTTCCAGTAATATTAAATCCATCAGTCCAGAATTGACCCACATTGGCCACACCGGCCACTGTGATGTTTACATTAGATCCTGGACTTTGAATAACCACACTGGATGATCCGTTGACCAGCTGGATAGCAGAAATGTTACCAAGTGGTGCTAATTCTCCCCAAATTGGCAGAACACCATCGGAATAGTCATGATAGCAGTAGTAAAAATATTGGGTGTCGTATGCATACCAACCAGCTTGATCGCCAATTTTACCGTAGACTGTGGCAGGTGGATTTGGTTGTGCCCGTGCAAAAACCTGGTCAAAATTAAGATTGGTTTCTTCAAAAGCCGTACGTAGCGGTGCTCCTAACCCGTCGTTGGGTGCAGCTCCGATATCGATATTAATTTGGCTCATAAAAGTGTATCCTCTGGCTTGTATTTACCAGAAGATACTGCTAGGGCCTGATTGGGTTTTACTAAGGACTAAAGCTAGATCCACAGCCGCAAGTGGTCTGTGCGGTAGGGTTTTTGATACTAAATGCTGATCCCATAGGATCTTCCTTGTAGTCTATTTCGGCACCTTGTAGGTATCCGCCTGACATACTGTCTACTAAAATTTTGACACCATTTATGTCAAGATCCCAATCATCTTCGGCCTGTTCCTCGTCCAGAGTAAATCCATACTGGAATCCACTACAGCCGCCGCCTTGTACAAAAACTCTGAGTTTAAGATTAGGATTGTTTTCAGCTAAAATATCTTGTATTTTTGCCACTGCGTTATCGGTTACTGTTATCATAGTCTTTCGTTACATACTTCCCAGTTAATAATGCGCCAGATGTTATCTAGGTATTTTTCTTTGTTCCATTGATAGTCCAGGCTCCAAGCATGCTCCCACCAATCAATCAACACACATATATCTGTACGCACCGCATGATTTGGAATTGTTTTGATTTCACCACCAGTACTGAGATACACCCAACCACTTCCTTGAATTTTCATAGCTACTTCTTTAACTGCTGCTTTAAAGTCTTCGTAGGTTTTAAAGTTGGTTTCAATAAGTTCTAGCACAGCACCTCGAGGGCGGTT